TGGGACATAATGATTTGGAAGGAATGCAACTGCATCCTAGATCAATGATATCAGCATTAAGATTTGCAGAGCCAATGCCATTATTAAAACATATTGATTATCAAAATTTACTAGGCCCAATGGTTTCTAGATGTCCAGCAGTGATAGATGATCTCAAAAATATATTTGTTATAAAAAGTCCAATTGATATCAATATTAAAATAGATCATGAAAGATCCAACATTCAAGTGGATAATCAAACACCCGATTTAGTAAAAGCATTTTTAGGTGCTTCGCAAGGCAAATGGGGCATACATCAGTTGGGATTTGGATATTTGTTTTTCACAGAACAATCAATGATGACATATCAACTGCCTGCTTATTTGGATGATAATGACTTTACAAGAAACACTATGAGTATTTCGGCAGGATTTGATGTGGGTAGTTGGTTTAGAACCATGGGCAAGCCTGCAATCATATTCAAACCCAGTGCTACAAAAATAAACATAAAAGAAGGTGATGCGTTAGCCTATGTTAAATTTGCCACAAAAGAAAAAGTTACATTAATAGAATTTGATGATGAGGAATTAAAAAGAATGCAGGAGCGAAGTCCAGAACTATTGTGTGGCACATTGAAAGATCAAAACGCAGGAAATGTGTTATCCTTAGAAAAATGTTATCAATATTTTAACAGATATAAAATGAAAAGGCGAGTTATGAAATTAATCAAAAGGAATATTATATGAAAGAACTTTGGGTAGAAAAATATAGACCTAAAACAGTGAGTGAATATGTGTTTAGAGACAATCATCAACGTAAGCAAGTAGAATCTTGGATTAAAGATAAAACTATTCCACATTTATTGTTCAGCGGTAATGCAGGTATTGGTAAGACCACATTGGCAAAGGTATTGTTTAATGAATTAGAAGTCAATGACTTGGATGTTTTAGAAATAAACGCAAGTAGAACAAACTCGGTAGATGATATTAGAAACACCATCATAAACTTTGTACAAATGATTCCATTTGGTGCATTTAAGATTGTGCTGTTAGACGAGGCAGATTATCTATCACCCAACGCACAGGCGGCACTGCGTGGTGTAATGGAAGAATATCATACCACAAGCAGATTTATTTTAACCTGTAACTATCCTAACAGAATTATTCCAGCATTGCACAGCAGATGTCAAGGCTTTCATATTGAACGTATTGATCAAACAGAATTCACAGCAAGGGTGGCAAAGATATTGATGGATGAAGGTATTACTCCAGACTTGGATATTTTGGACACTTATGTGAAAGCCACGTATCCTGATTTGAGAAAATGTATCAATACTGTGCAAATGAATTCACAAGATGGCACACTGGTTGCTCCTGCTAAATCAGATAAAGCAGAAGCAGATTATAAACTGGAAATGACTGAATTATTCAAAGCAGGCAAGATCACGGAAGCAAGAAAACTGGTGTGCAGTCAAGCACGTCCAGATGAAATTGAAGACATATACAAATGGATGTATGACAATATCACACTGTTTGGGGACGAAGCACGTCAGGAAAAAGCCATATTGATTATTAAACAAGGACTAGTGGATCATACCCTTGTGGCAGATCCAGAGATCAATCTAGCCGCAACAATGATTAAATTATCAAGTATATAATGCAAATAACATTTCAAAAAGAAGGATTCATAGGTATTTTCGATAATGTATTTGAAGATCAATATATTGACGACTTATTGAAATTCTTTAATGCTCAAGAAAATTTAAAATTTATAGAAGAAACTAAAAACAGAACAGATAAACATTTACGAGATATGGAAGAATTATATCTATCTGATCCTTTAACTATTCACACTGTTCCAACATTTTTTAGTCATCATTTTTTTAGTAAGTTATGGAATGACATTTATCCTATATACAAAAAAGAATTTAGCATTTTATCAGATATGCAGATGCAAGGCGAAGGCTTAAAAATGAAAAGAATTAAACCAGGCGGTGGTTTCCATAACTGGCATTTTGAATCAGAAGGAAGAAGTTCTGAAAGAAAGATAGTAGTTCAGTTGTATATGAATGATATTGACGAAGCAGGCGAAACAGAATTTTTATATCAAAATAAAAGAATAAGTCCAAAAAGAAACAGACTGCTTTTGTGGCCCGCTGATTGGACGCATACTCACAGAGGTAATCCTGTGATTGGTAATAAAGACAAATACATTTTAACAACTTGGTTACAAGAAATTGTAAAAGGCTATTAGAAACAATTAATAAAAAGGAGTAAATTAATGTACAGAGCTAGTCATATTTTAATTGCACACAAAGACGCTGTTAGAAGCAAACGAAACGTTTCAAGGGAAGAAGCATTATTTCTAATTGCCGACATACAGCAAAAAATTTTAAAAAACGAAATAACTTTCGAACAAGCCGCTAAAATGTACAGCGATTGCCCTAGTGGTCAAGCCAATGGTGGCGATCTTGGTGTTTTTCAATCCAGTAAGATGGACAAGGACTTTATTGCTTACCTAGACGGATTAAGTCCAGGAGAAATGACTGGCCCTAGTGCTACTGTTTTTGGTTTTCACTTGATTCGTAGAAATCAAGATGTAACCATTAATCAGTCTCCGTAGATATCTAACACCTCTTTGACTGCTTTGTGCCTCAGTACGTCTTCTTTAGCAAAACTGACTACATCAATGTAGTTTGATTTACTGCTGTTCAATTTCATAATGAAGTCAGACAATCCATTGTCATTAGGCCTATCTGTCTGAGCGAGATCACCAGTTACTGCTAATTTGCTTCGACTTCCGATTCTCGTTAACAACATCTTCATTTGATTTACAGAGGCATTTTGCATTTCATCTGCTACTATGTAACTGTTATGAAATGTCCTTCCCCTCATAAAAGCCAACGGTGATATTTCTATTATCCCTTCATACAACATATTATGAATGTCTGCTGTGGTGAAGTATAATTTGAATACATCAAATATAGGTATGGTCCAAGGAGCCATTTTTTCTTCCAAACTGCCTGGAAGAAACCCTATGTCTTCATCCACACTTACCACGGGACGTGTTACCACTATTTTGTTGACTTGTCTTTCTTTGAACATTTTGATAGCCACCTGAACAGCAATCAATGTCTTTCCAGTACCTGCTGGACCTATGCCAAACACAATGTCTTTGGCTGGATCTAACAATTTAAGAAGATAAGATTCCTGATTCACGTTTCTAGGAACTATCTTAATGTCTTGTGGTTTTTCTGGTAGATATTGTTTGATTGGCAGGACGTTTGCCCTGTTCTGATGCTTTCTGGACGTTTTTTTACCCATTAGCACTCCTTTTGTTATTAAGCAAAAAATAATTTTGCATATTATTATTTAATTGATTTTGAGTAGAGATATAAATGCTCACATAAGTTACTGCTATAGATAAATACATAAAAAGGTACTCAACGATGCAAGATATAAAAGACGTCATTAAAACTATAGAAAATGTGTACGATAACGACACAGCATTCACTATACTAAAGGATTTTGAACGTGTATTAGATGAATTAAATCTATATGTGTACGATAATTGGCAAGACGGTGAATTAGTATCAGGACCTGAAATATTGCGTCATTTTGTGACTGCTACTTTTATGTGGCCTAGAGATAAAATGCCTGATCCAGATGGTGGTAAAAGATTAATAGATTACGGCTGTAAAGTTTTCTATAAAAAAGATTCCTACATTTATCCAAGAAAAGTTTTAAAACAAGATGATTTCAGACCAGGCACTAAAAAAGGTAAACTGGATCAAATGCCTTGTTGGTTGGTAACAATAAGAATGCCTAAAGAATTGATTAGAACCATTTACAGTGGTTATGAAGTGGAGCAAGAATACAACAAACAAGCCGCTAATTCAGAAGTGATCGACGGTGGACAAGCAGTACAAGCCTCAGACGAAATAGCACCAGAAGGACTATAATGGGATTACGACAACACGATTTAGAATATACCATTGATAATGTATTTGAAATAGATTCTTTCAAATCAAAAATGGGCGATGACAAAGATATTGTTACTTTAAGTTTTGCTGTTAAAGGTGAACAGCCAGCAAAAGATTTAGTAAAATTTATAGAAACAGGTTATGATTTTGTGTTGGATGCAGACAAAACATCTGGTGAACAAGCAGATGGCAAATATAGAGTGTTTGTGGAAATAGAACGTTCTAAAAAATCACCAAATCAAATATTAGAAATATTGGACGGTATTAAAAAGATTTCAAACCAATCGGATCTTAGATTTAGATATTATAAAAACTTTAGAAGTCAACCAGCAGATGAATCCAATATTAATGAGCAATTGCCTTTGGATCCAGGTGCTTATGATATAAAAACAGACCAAACTCAGATGGAAAATTATAAAAACTTCTTTGCAGACAGTTACGTGGATGAAGTTTATATGGAAGGTAACACTGTACATTTAAAGAAAAAATGGGCTGATAAATTGGTATTTGATTTTGTGGATATGGGTTTTAAGACACAAATAATTGAAAGTATCACAGAGCCGGTTCAATTTGAAGCCTTTCCTGAAATAATCTTCTTAAGTAAGTATGTCGGTGACTTCAATATTACTAAATTTGGTAAAAATTTAGTGTTTGAAAACAAAGGTCACTGCGTGGTACTTAAGAGACATGAAACTATCTAATAACTTTACACTACAAGAATACATCAAAAGTCAAACTGCTTTGAGGCAAGGTATTGATAACACTCCCAACGATGAGCATTTGGCATCAGCAAAATCATTATTTGAAAACGTTGTTCAGAAAGTAAGAGATCATTTTGGTCCTACTGTTATCAATTCTGGATACAGAGGTCCTGAACTGAATGCGGCTGTGGGAGGAGCATCATCTTCACAACACTGCAAAGGTGAAGCAGTGGACATAGAAGTTCCAGGAGTTGCCAACTATGATGTGGCAAAATGGATCGAAGACACACTTGATTACGATCAACTCATACTGGAATTTTATACACCAGGCATACCTGATTCAGGTTGGGTTCACGTAAGTTATGTCAATGAAGGCAACAGAAAACAAAGTTTAACTGCTATGAAAGAAAATGGAAAAACTGTGTATAAGCCGGGCTTAATTGCTTGATGACATCATTTGAAAAACTTACTTTTGAAACTGCATTATACTACAAAGACTTGTCAATAACATCTGAATTAGAAAGTTTTTGTAAACAGCAAACGCTTGACAAAATTCCTAATGAACACAGCACTTCTTTTTTTAAAGAGCAACCGTCAGAGTTGGCAGATTTATTATTACCTAACATCAAAGATTTTTTTACTGAAGTAGGCAACACATTAGGCTTTTCAGGTATGACATTAAACCACACATGGATTCAACATTACAACATTGGTGAAAATCATAGAATTCATATTCATAGTGTGTACCCTAATGATTACAGTTTTGTTCTTTATATAGATTGTAATGACAGTTCAGCCAATACAGTGTTTTACAATTATGGTTATCCTTATATTGATCATGGAGTTCATAAACTAAAACCAAAAAAAGGTAGATGTGTGCTGTTTCCAGGTGCAATGCCACATGAAGCACAAAGCAATCCAGAGGATACTAGGTTGATAGTGAGCGGAAATGTGTCATTTACTAGATAAATAATAGTAGTATATAACTATGACAGAAGAGAAACCATACTGTACGAATTGTGGCAATTCTAATCACTGCGGTGAAAAACTCACTCGCAAAGAAGTAGAAATTGTTGGGGACAAGGTGGTTCATGAATGGACAATAGAAGTGTGTAGACATTGCATTTGTTCGGTATGTGAGAAAGAATAATGTTTGGACAAATTAAATTAATTTTTACTGTAATTGTGTTGCTTGGCGTATCAGGCGCTGGTATATATGTTATGAAATTGAGAGCAGACAATGCCATACTCAAAGCCAATCAAATCAAATTGGAACAAGCAGTGGATTCACAACAAAAAGTTATTGAACAACAGAAAAAAGATTTTGAAGCAATCACCAAAGCCAATCAAGAAATCAATCAATTGGTCAACACATTAAGAAAAGAATTCAACGATTTGGATCAAAGATTCAACAAGAAAAACAGAGACCTTGGCAAAGTG